TACCAGTGCCGTCATCCTGTACGATGCGGATCGTGTAACCAGTTGCATTGATCGTGATTGTATCGCCTTCAGCGGCGGCTGATACGTCTGCGGTGCGGCAAACAAAGCGTGGCTGTTGCAATGCAAACCCAACGCCGCCACCAGCATCCACCTCGACAAATTCATTGTCAAAAATGCCATTTACTGTGGCCGCATTATAGGTCGCGGCAACGCCAAAATCATCAATGCCAACAAATATGGCACGATCATTTGCGCTTTCGACCGCCATTATTCATCGTCCACTTCAGCTACTTTGGCCACTTTAGCTGGCTTTTCAGACCATAACTTTGCATAACCACGATCAATCAGTTTTTGCGCTTCATCTTCGCGCACATCGTGATCTTCACCGGCCAGCATAATCCCTACGCTACCGGCTTGGCAGTCTTTGATCGTTGTAATTTTAATATATCTATTTGGCATTTTTCTTTGTGTTCCGTTTGACTAGGCTGGCGGCTGATTTTTTTGTCAGACCAACAGCGCGATCAGTGATGCCAATCTTTTCTTCGTAAACCTCAACGCGGCCAGTGTTGACCAGATCAAGACCCATACTTTCTGACACCTCAACAATATCACCGATAACGTGTGCCACGCCTTTTATCACGATATTTCTTTTGCACTTGATTTTCATCAAAATCCCCTATGGGTAAGACGGGGCGACCGAAGCCGCCCCGCTTGTGATTTAGGCATCGATGTCCAAGCACGCGGCGAATGATTGCGCGTGACGAACAGCAATGTCCAGTTCTTGCATTACGCGGATGCGTACTGCGCCGGTTGAACCGGCTGTGTATGGATCTACCAACACGTCTGGTGTTGAGAAGAAGCCCATCATCAACTGTGAGAAATCACCGAAGATCATAGCTGACGCTGTGGTCAATGTGCCTTTGGTCAGATCTGATGGTACGTTGTTGGTCACTGCCAAATTGTATCCATACAGGCTGTTCCAAGGTGCATCCAGCAACATTACGCTATCTGTTGAAGCGACCTTTGATGTTGATGCCATCAAAGATTTCACTTTCGGGTTTGTCAGATAGGCAAGTGTGTTGCCATTGATCGCGGCGTTGTCAACTTCAACTTCTTTGACCAAGTTAACGATGTCGTCCCAAGCAATCGCGCCACCGTTGGTGCCGATAGCTACTGAACCGATGCCAGCAGTGTCGATGATGCCTGATGGCTCATTAGACCCGCCGCCCTCGATGGCAACATCTTCAACTTTTTGTGCAATCGCGTTCAACAGATCGTCACGAACGATTTGCTCAACTGATGGGTCAGACTGGATCATCAGCAGACGTGATACGTCTGTGAATGCGCCAAGTGACTTTGGTGACATTGTGATCTGGCTGAATACAGCGTTCACTTCAGATGTTGCGCCATTCTCAGCAACGAAACCAGCAGATACGCCAGTTGCCAGCTTTGGAATAGCCACATCGCCACGCAGACCAGTCATAAAGCGTGCGCCAAGTTCGTTGAACACCAAGCGTGCGCGCAGTGCGTCAACAAACTGATCGCCAAGATGATCAGTGCCGACCAAGTGGCCACCGGCTGTTGCTGTGCCAACAGTCAAGTCACGCCGACCGCCCCAGAAGCTATCTGGTGCATAGAAACCGCGTGCTTCACGACCAGACCGCTTTGCGATTTCGTCAGAAACTTCAGCTTCAAGACCTTTTAGACCAGAACCATTTACCAGACCGCGTACAGCTTTCATAAATGAATAATCACGCTGTTCTTTGGCTGACATATCAACCGCACCGGCTGACTGCTCTAGTGGCTTGCCTTCGCCAATGGCGTCCAGCAATACTGCGCGGAATTGCGCTACAGTTTGACCTTCGCCAATGGCTTTGTCAGCCAAATCGCGGCGGTTGTGCTTAACAGCAAGATTAATGATCTCGCTGGCATTCTTTTGGAAATCACGCTTGGCGGCTTCAGCGGCGGCTTCGCGGATTTCATCGTGATTTACGTCAGACATTTTTGGTGTCTCCTTTTCTTTAATCACAGGTTCTACAATTTCAGCACTGCGGTTCACACCGACACCAGCGTCAGCGGGAACAGATACAATGCTGGCTTCATATGGAATCCACGAAGAGATGCCGACCGTCCCGTCTGCCCTCTTATCTTCCATTTGACGTATCTGATAACCAATAGACACATTGGATCTGATACCGTCTTTGACATCATCATACACTTCCCTTGCAAGCGCACTTTTTCCAAAGCGCACAACTGCCCGTAGTCTGCGGTCAGCTTCATCAAGGTAAGTACGTTCGACAACGCCAATCTGTTTTGTCATATCGTGATCTAACAGCAATGGCGCGTGGCCGCTGTTCATCCGTGACAAATCTATTGCTTCGCGGGTGTGCCGCAAAACCTCTAAACCAAAAGAGCGTTCAACAGGCTCTTCAGATGACAGCGACATACGCACGCGCCGGTCATCTTCATCAACCATATCGGCTTCAGCCGCGCGGAAAACTAGTTCGCCACGGTCAAACCGTTCTTCGATCATTTCAACTGGCTCTTGATCATCCATAGGTTCAGCCCTTTCTTCAATCGCCGGTTCAAATAAAATCGGCTCAAAATCGTGTTCATCTAACCACGCTTTTGCTTCATCTACTGACCAGCGTTGCGCGTCAAATCTGATGCTTTGAATTTCCGACACATTATCGGCTATTCCATAAATAAAATCTACCCCCGCACCACCGGCATCTGCATCGCGCCGGAAACGGTCATATTGATCGGGGTCGTTTATGCGTGCCGCGTGTTCATTTGGATATGGCCGCTGTTCTTCCAACATACGTTCACCCTCATCGATCTTGTCAAGCCGCGCATCTTTTGCCCTTGCCCACGATTGACCACTATCACCCCCCCACGCAGACCACGCCAGTCTGCCCCGTGACGGGTAGCCATCTTCGCCTTGGCTGAACCCTTCGGCCTGCTTGTCAACTTCGTGGCGGCTGAAAAAGCTGTGCATACGCCGCACTGTATCTGCTGACAGTTCTTGGCGGTTAACTAACTGCCGCGCACGCGCCACAGCAACGTCAGTGCCACCCTGATAACCTTCTTTGCGCCAATCCAAGAAGCGTTGCGCTTCTTCGGCCATTGCTTCAGTCGGCTTCAGATCGATGTCTACGCCTTTATACGTTGCCATCTGGTTCCTGTCCCGCGTCTATTGACGGTTGCGCCGGTAACTTGGTGCCGAATGGCTGAAACGCTGTATCTATGCCATAACGGTCGGCAAGTTCGCTTTCGCGGTTGATCTGCTCAAATATTTCTTCAGTATCACGACCATACTGGCTGTGAACATCCTGCAAGCTGACGATGCCATTATTCAGCGCAATCACGCTGGCTTGAATTTCTTTTTGCGGGTCAACCCAAGCAAAGCCGCGTGGCCGGTAAATCACTTGATCAGCGAATAGGTCATATTTGCCCATAGGCAAATTGATACGGCCAACAGTGATGGCCATTTCTAGCCAAGCGCGGTAAATCGGGTCAACAAACTGGTCGATCATAAACTGCTGGATCATTTTGAAATGGTCACGATCTTCGATGGTGCCTTGCCGGATCGATGAATAGCTAACACCTTCCAAATTATTTGCCAGTGACACATAGCTGACACCAAGGCCTGACGCTATACCGCGCAATATGGCTTTTTCAAATTCATCGAAACTTTCAGTGCCGCTTGATGGATCAAATGCCGTAAATGACATACCTTGCGGCAACTGCGTAAATGTGCCAGGGGATGCGTCCATAATCGGCGCGTGATTGTCGTAATCATCGCCAATAAAGCCGTCACCTTCGGGGCTGGTGAAAAAGCCCATCTTTGACGCGGCAACCCGCGCATTTACAAGCGTGGCTTCTTCGTAACCGTCCAGCATTTTCAGCCGTGACAGTACGTTTGACATCCAAGGCGTGCCGCGTGTTTGACCGGCGCGTTCCTGTATATAGCAATGAATGATTTGGTCGGCAGGCACAATCTTATGGTGCCGCTTTGTCTTTGATCCATAGCCCTGATCGTGATGCGGGTGATCTTCAAACAGATAATAATTCAGCGGCTTGCCGGTGCGTTTGTCTAATTCGACACCCATCCGCACTTCATTGCCGTTATTCAACCGCGCGTCATAACCTTCATCAAGATAGTCAGCTTCTAAAAATTTCAGCGAAAAACCAAACGGGTTGCCAGCAGGGTTCTTGATTTTTTGAATTAGCACTTCGCCATCGCGTGCCAGCGTTTCTAAAAACAGCCGCTGTGCTTGTGACCACGACATACGGCCATCAACTGTGCAAAAGCCGGTGCGACCCCATTGTTGCCACGCCTGTTCGATGATCCGGTTGCCCACGCTATCCAGCGATCCATCGTCATTTCGTTTACGCACCTGTATCCGCACACCGTGTGGCCCGACCACATTGGTCGTCATAATTTGCAGGTAACGCTTGGCATATGGATGGTTGCGGCTGATTTCGCGGCATCTGTCACGCAGAATACGCAGTGATGGCTTGATTTCGCTATCGGCTGACCGGCTACTGCTAATGAAATCGCTGAATAATCTGCCAGTATCAGCCCCGTGGTAGGCACGCGCCATCTTGCGTGTCTTTGGTTTTGCTTTGAAAAAATCAAAAACGCCCATTGTTAAAACCTCACTAGCACAGTTTGGCCAGTAGTTTCACCGGCATCTGCACGCTCTTTTGCACGTTCTTTGGCGTATTCTTTGCGATAAAAATCACGCGCATTAATTAGATCGTCAAATGACATCTTAGTCAGCGACCGGCCATTGATGCTGTAGCTGGCCACGTCAGCATCTGCCTTGCCCTGCAAGATGCTTTCAATCTTGTCGATCATTATTTCAGCGTGACTGCGTGGGTCTGCGCCGTTTATGTCCAGATCTTCAACTGCTGTAAATGTGCCGCGTTCTAGCACAACCCGATTGCCGGTTGCGGTTTGCGTTGCCTCTAATTGCCAATGATAAAAGCCAGCAATGTATGTTGCTGACGTTGCGCTATCTACTTCAAACACATAAGTGCCGCCGGTTTCGGTTGCGGCCACTTTGATTTCTGTTGCGCCACCGCCGGTGATGCGTGCGACATATTCCATTGAATAGTCAGCAAGCGGGTAATCATCAACAAGATCGGTGCGTTTCCATAAAAGATAATCACCAATGACGATGATTTCTGGCTGTTGCCCGTCTGGTGCTTGGTCTATATCAAATCTATTTGCCATTATTTACCGCCAAGAATTGACAAAGCCGCCTTGCCGTGGTCGGCGTGCAAGTGGATTTGGCTGTTGCGGTTGCGGTTCTGTTTCTGGTTCCGGCGCATTTACCACCCTGTCTGCAACAGCGTTAATATTTAGCGACAATATGCAAAGTGCGGCGTATGCGTACACCCTGCAATCAAGTGCTTCATTGCGTGTTCTTGTCTTTACGAATTCGCGGCGTGGGAAGCCCTTTTGATATTTTGTGACGATTTTTTCACTATTAGCCAACTGCTGATAGTATTCGTCAGAACGTCCCGCCGGAAAATGACAGTAACCCGCACCTTCCGATTGTATCTTTAATCTGGAAAAAATCAATTCCTTGATCGGAAAAGTCCCGACAGTGAATAGCTTTATCTTGCCAATGTTGTTTTTTGACGGTCTGCCTACTAGCGGTCGCTGTTCACCGGCCATACCCTTAATGGCAAATATGCGCCTGCCTTCACGCGGCCTGACAAAGTTATACACCGCCTGCGTATAGTGACCACCACTATCGACACAAGCCGCGCGTATGCCAAGCTGACGACCGCTTTCTGTCGTGTAGCTGGCTTTTAATATGTTATCCAGATCGTTCCACAGATGCGGCGTTGATGGATCGCCATATAGCGTTTTGTAATCCAGCGACCAGCTTTCTTCATCACGCCCCCAGCCGACCAGTTCCAATTCTAGCCGGTCATCTTGAACGTCAATGCCAGCCGTTATGACAACGATGTCATCTGGTATGTTCGCGCCAAATTCTTCTTCGCGATCATCAAAGCGGATGTCACCGACCGTTTCACCCTGATCTTCCCACGTTTCGGCCAAAAAGGTGTTCACAAACACGCGCAACGTGTCCGGTGCTTTTTTAGCTATTAGGAAATCACGCACTGCATCTGCCAGCATCGTCCAAGGCGAATAAAGCCCGTTGATGTGGAAACCGGCCACGCCGGTGAAATCAGCGGTAGCCACCCATTCACCTTTTCGCACCGATCTGTTGCGCTTTGCATCATCCCAGACTGATCCACAGCTATCGCAGGCATAATAGGCCGTTTCTGGCTTGTCTTTGTCCCATTTGACATTTGACCATTTCAGCGTCTGCACTGTGCCGCAATCCTCACAAGGCACAAAATACTGCCGCTTGTCGCTTTCTTCATACTGGCTTTCGATCATCGATGCGCCTTTGTTGGTCGGCGTGCTTACCATAACCATTTTGCGGTTGTGAAATGTAGCCGACCGTTTTCTAGCCAATAGGATCGGCGAACCCTCAGAACCGGCAGATGGCGGGTAGCGGTCAACTTCATCACACAAAACAACGCGGATCGGCCTACTAGCCAGACCAGCCGCACTATTCGACCCGACCAGACTGATATGACCGCCAGTAAACACCTTGTGCGTTGTCGTGTTGTTTGCATCGCGTGATCGCGGATCTTTGACACTGCCTTTAAGTGCTGGCGTATCGCGCAACATAGGTGCCAGCCGGTCTTTGCTAAATGCTTGTGCCATTTCCAGCGTTGGCTGTACTAGCAAGATCGGTGACGGGTCGTGATGAATGTGAAAGCCGATGACGTTCAACAGCATTTCGGTTTTGCCAACTTGTGCGCCTGCCATTACAACGATGTCACGCAAACGCGGGTCGCTGATCGCATCCATAATGCCACGCTGATATTCGGCGCGTGATGTTACCCAGCGACCGGCGGCGGCACTAGCCTCCGAGCTTAACCGCCTTTCGCGGTCTGCCCACTCTGCCACGCTTAGACGGGGCGGCGGTTTCAGCGTTTGCATCGCTGACACTATCACCGCTTGCAGTGACGCTTGTGCGTCCAGCGTGTTCGTGTGGTTGGTAAGATGATAATTCATCTAACGCTTCCCTTATTTGGTTTTCCAAAATGCTTTGAACGGTTGCCAGTTCGGTTTCGGTTGCACAGATCGGCGCACATACCGATGGCAGTGCCATCAACCGCGCTTTCATAGCGGCTAACACGTCAACCCACGCACCGGCAACATCTTCCGCAGGCACTAGCTTGCCTTTGGCTTGTAACAGTTCCAGTTCGGCCATCTGCGCGTCTGCTTCCATTTTGCGTGCGCGTGCGGCGTTATAATCGGCATCTTCTATGCGTGGTCTGCCGACAGGGTTTTTTTCTTTTGGTGCCGATAAGTTAAGTGTCATCTCAATCCCGTATTGCAAAATTTTTTTGCTTTGATCCTTTTATAAACAAAAATACACTCTTACACGCAAGTGTCAAACTATT